CATTAATCGTTCAGCTCTGTTGGTCACTTGTCTGTACCATTTGCTATCACGACCTTCAACTGCAGCTTGCTTCCAATTCTCTTCTCTTATAGCAGCTTTCCAGTTATTAAACTGATTTAATCTTGTATACCCTAAGTTAAACATCATATTAGCAATAACTCGCTTGACATCTTCTGGGTAGTTAATAAATTCTTTAAACATTTTAGTGCAATCAGATACAACACTGTTCATGTCTTGAAGAAATGCTTCTTCGATACGAGCTTCTGAGATTGGCGTATCAACAGCAGCCCCATGTTCTGGGTCGGTGTCTCTGACAAGATGCCCGATACCGAATGTAGGATAACCAAGGTGATCAAGGTATATCTTGTTGATAACTCCTTCATCATTCTCTAATTCCTCGCGTAATAATTTCATGTCCATCATTTTGTTTGTCTCCTTTAAAAATAATAGGGCCAAATAAAAACCTGGCCCTATTATATAGGCTCACCGAGTTTAAGTCAACAGTTATTTGACTTTGATTTCTATTGGCTTCTCTGCCTCAGGAATTTCCCTAATCAATTTGATTGCTAAGATCCCATCACTATAAGTAGCGTCTTTCACTTTAACATGTTCTGCTAAAGCAAACACTCTTTCAAATGATCTTGCTGCAATGCCTTGATGTATGAATTCTTTTGAAACACTTTCACCTTTCTCAGCTTTTACTTTTAGAGATGAATCTTTTAGATCGATCTTAAAGTCTTTTTTGCTGAAACCTGCTGCTGCTATTTCAATAACAAAACTTTCTTCATCAAGTTTTACAATATTGTAAGGCGGGTAGTTGCCTTGAGGTTGGTTATGGATTGCGTCAAGTTTTTTGAACATTTCATCAAACCCGACTCCGAATGGTCTTAAACGACCGAATGGTTCTTCGTAGATTGTCATATTTCCTCCTTTATCAAGCGAAGATTAATTATGAGCCTCTTATGAGCACTCATTAGTATTTATATATTATATGATGCTTAACTATTAAAAGTCAACAGTTATTTTTTCTTACCAATATTATATTTGGCAACTAATTCCCATTCTGACTTTTGATTGAAAGGTATAACTTTTATTGATGACATACTGTCTGCTGGTTCAAGCTGTGATTGATCAACAACACTAACTAGATCCCATTCTGCTAATAGTTTTGCAATAGTGTTTCTTCTTGAGATGTCATCTTCATTTAGATCTGTTTGTTTGCCATCAAGAGCAAACAGCTCTTTGAAATGTACAATATAATATTTGCCTTGTTTGTGTAATATGTGACAGGATTGAAATAGCGTATTGGATTTCTTAGATGCTACTCCTATCCTTGTGAGAGTTTCTTTCACTTTAAGGAAGTCATCTGGTTCTTTTAATGTGACTTCGATCAGTGATTCTATACTAATCATTTTTAATTCCGTTTTCCATTTTATGTTTTATAATATCTAATTGCTTAGGAGATAAAACTTTGAGTGCCGCTTTCGCTTTCTGTGGAGAGAATTTGTAATATTCCTGTACCATCATAACCTCATTATTATCATCTGCTTTCGCCCACTTCGCAAATCTTTTCTTCTTACGAATACTATTTAGATAAAACTCATATTGCAACTTCTTGTCCAAGAAGTGATATCTATTCATTTCATTCGCATATAACAAGGTGTCAGTAAAATAAGAAAGAGATTTGTTAGTCAAAAAAGGCACATAGTCTTTCTCTGCTAATTCATCATTAGCTGTATTCTTCATCAAGTTTTTCTTGGTAAAGTTGATACTGTTTACATAATCAAACGGATTCATTTATCTCTTTTATATTTCAATACATCTTCATATAAATTATCATCACTAAAGAGATTCATATAATGTGTTGTATCTTTTGGTAAACATTTGCCACCAAAACCTAACTTACCATCAGGTCCTGGAACATCCCAATGTGTGATTCCTAATGTACCATCTTCTATTAAGAATGCTTTTACTATATCGTAACTTGCTTTGTATTCTTCACACAGTCCGTATAACATATTTGCTTGAGCAACTTTTGCTGCTAACATTGCATTACGTGACATCTTCATTAGAGCAGCTTCGTGATTAGAACATTCAATTATAACTTTATCGTTTTCACTATTCAATATAGTATTAATAAATCGTTGCCTGTTGTCGTCACGTCCACCTAATACAATTGGTATGTCGGAATTATTTACATCTTCTTCCCAGTGGTTTTCTCTCAAAAATTCTGGCCAATGTAAATAATCTTTACCATATCCCAAGTTTAATAATGTGACATGATCGACACCTATTGTACTTCTAACTACTGGTATGCCTTTTGCTCTCTTAAGAGCTTGGCCTACAATCTTAGTACTAAGTCTATCGTCACCACCATCTAAATCTGTTGGAACGCATATAAATGTATAGATAACATCATCCCAGTTATCAATATGTAATCCTTGTCCAGGATCTTCAATTAAAACTTCTTTTACATTTGGACAATACTTCTTAAGATAATATGCTGTTGCATTACCTACGAAGCCATTTCCTAATATAGCTACTTTCATTTTATTTCCTTAATCTGTATGATTTTCTTCTAGCCATTCTTCTTCACCTGCATATGCTGGTGCTCCGACTAGTGCTTTCTCAGCAGCCCATAGTACTTGATATATCTTTTGCTTGCAACCAAAGCCATTGAATCCATCTATATTTGGATCATGCATGACTCCTTTCCATTGCTCAAGTTGTTCTTGTACTGTTTTGACTCCTGCTTTTTCTATGTACGGCATTATTTAAACTCCACTTCTGCCATCACTTGGGTGAGGAAGGCAACTAAGTTAACTTCTTGATCAGCAACAAAGGCAGATTTGTACTGATACTCACCAATTAATAAAACTAACTGAGGTACTGAGCTTGGTTTCACTAGATCACTTGCGTGATCATATAACATTCTCATAATACTTGTAGGGTCACTATCTATGTTCTGACCTACCCACTTACGCATATCACTGAATTGCTTGCCTTTTAGTAGGGCTGTAAGCGATTTAAACGCGTTCTGAGAGGAGTTTGATAGTATACCTATGTCAATGACCCCAGATACTGAATATCTTTGTAATTCATTGAGTACTCTCCTCCAATCAGGAAAGTGTCTTTGTATAATTTCTACGAGTACTTTTTCATCATATTTAACTTGTTCTTGCTCTAAGATATTTTTAACTCTTTCAAAGAACGAGCCGGCCAGCGACGGGGCAAGTTTCTTTGGAAACAAAAAGTCAACTACACTACAACGAGATTGTAATGGCTCTATGATTCTGTTCTTAAAATTACAAGTTAATATAAATCCACAGTTCTTAGAATACTCTTCCATGAAGTTTCTAAGAGCCGGCTGTGTACTTTGTGGATTAAGATAGTCTGCTTCGTCTAGGATAACATACTTTCTTCCTTCACTAAAACTCACAGTAGTAGCAAAATTCATAATCTCGGTACGTAATGTATCGATATTACCATGCAGGGATCCATTGACGACAATATAGTCAGCTCCGAGCTCCTCTAACATTGCTTTTGCTACAGTTGTCTTCCCGACACCCGCAGAACCAGACAACAATAAATTTGGAATGTTTTGTTGGTTTATAAACTCTTGAAATGTATTCTTCAGTTCATCTGGTAGAATACAATCCGATAATGTATTTGGTCTATACTTTTCGACCCATAAAAATTCTTGCATATCTCATCACTCAAACGTTGAACTACCTTGCTCGGTTGCTATCCAGTAAGTTAATATTGGCCCATCTTTGAATTGAACCTTTTCGTCTTTCCAGGTTTTGTTATTCAATGATTGGAACTTAGCAATACCTTTTGAAGATAATTCTACTTTATAATCATAATTCATCATTTTGATATTCTCTAACTTAAAGACAGCTTGGAATACCTTACCACTATTATTATTATCAATAACAGTTGTGTACTTATCAGCAGTTGGATTCTTACTACTGATGGCTTCTAAACTAATAGTGTTGCCATCATTAGAAGAAATTGCTATCTCAGGTAAAGACATAACACTAGCTGCTCTTAGAGTATTACTAATGTCATTCCATTTGAGATCAACTTCTACATCAACGCTTGGAAGTTGAACTTCTTTTTCAGGTGGCGTCACAATCATTTGAGGATCTGCATAAGTATAATTTACACTTCTCTTTGCATCTCTAATTGTAATGTACTTGTCATTGAAGTCTAGTTCCGGTTGATCAAAAAGTGTGAGTACACCTAAGAATCGATTAAGCTCATAGAAACAAGCATTACCAGGAAACTGCTCACCCAGTTCAGCTTTAGCCATGATTGACTTCTGAGGTGAAATGGTTTTCAATACATTTCCTTGCTTGAGTTCTATTCCAGTATTGATTACTGAGAATGATTTGAGAACATTTATTGTACTTTCACTTAGTTTCATAATATAATTTTACCTTACATATTTTTGTTTTTGCCTACCTTGTTTGGATCAGCAGTTGCAGGAGCACCAATCTGAGCTAGGTCTTTCAATGACCCGCCAAAGACAAATGATCCCATATGTTGTAGTTCTATCCAAGGACATAACCAGACTTTGAGTCCAATATGTCTTGCCCATTGACAGAACATATAGTCTTCTGATAGATACCTGTTAGAGTATTCTCTATCAAGACCGTTTCTTTTATCTTCTATGAAGTCCAGTACCTGCTTCTTAGTAGGTTTACCTTTCTTTTCTTCATAAAAGAGTTCAAGTTCTTTCTTAAGATTAAGTTGTTTGTCATCTATGACTGCATCAAAGAATGCCATAATCTCTCTCTTACCATCAAAGTGTTCAGTTCTAACATGATCTGGTTTGTACATCATATTAGGATATGCTTCTTGGAATTTCATCAATGCTTTTTTAGTCATCATCATAAATCCAGTACCACCTTCTAACACTTCTGTAGGTTC